AACAAATTCGCCAACTTTGCTAGCAGATTGCAACATTTGTCTCAGATGTTCATGTTCTCTGCTCATTTACCACCTACTTTCGGTTTGTCTTTGTAATCAGTGCAGTAAAATCCACTACCTTTAAATATGATTACAGCGCCAGGACCAATCAAACGCCGGAAAGATTCTTTGCTGCAATTAGGACAATTCTTATATGGTTTATCTGACATTTTCTGAAAGATTATTGTTTTATGATCACAAGAATCACATTGATAATCATAATGCGGCATATTTACTCCAATCTACAGACTGTACAATGAATCCTAGGAGGAATCCACTCATATCCCCACAAACGACTACATTTCTTACATTTGAAAAAGTGAGCAATTGGATTTGGAGATCTAGGAAGAAAAATCTTCTTAAGAAAGTTATTCATCTACTTGTTGTATTTCTAATTGAGATGAGTGTAAACGGCCACAACTCCACAAAATGTTATATGCAGAATAAGAGGACCCATAAGGTGACCCAAACAGTTTCAATTGAAAACCTCGGTATGACCAAGATTTATCAGAAGAAAAAGAAAGACCAACATTTGATCTTGAGCATACAAAATTGCCGATCCGAGCTTTACCCTTCCTATAAATATCATGAACATTATAGATCATTGCTCAAATTACAAATCAACAGGTTCTTTACCACACAACACTTGCTGCCGCCCCGCTGCTTCAAACCAAGATTTAGGAAACTCATAATTCCCATCCCGAACATCACTAATAGCCACACACATCTGATTTGCACAAACATCAAAAGGCACTCGCCCAACACCAGTGCCCATACCAGGAATCGAAATTGACTTTAACGGCCGCCTAAGACTCTTATAAATAGCAGCTTTTGTAGCCAAATAAGGATTTATAGAATTCTTCAAAATCATCGGTACCCTCATAGTAGGAGCAGAAATGACATGAGGAATTTTCCTATGATCAGTCTGTACAATCAAAGCATCACCAACTAACAATTCGCCATTATGTTCAACTTTAATTCGTTGTTGAACACGATCTTGCACTTTCCAACCAAAAAACCTACTAATCAATAAATCTAATCCACCATCCATAAAGCCGAAACTGTTTGCAGGGCTCACCAAACCTTCTACTTCAATATCGAAGATAGACCCATGATAAACCTCTATATCGTCCAATGCAAAATCTTTAATTGCTTCTTCCCATGCCTCACACATGCCACCATTAATATCTGCCAGGACAATATCCATCATTCACTCTCCGTCATAAGATCAACTTCATAATTGAACTCAACATCGGCATCAAACTCAAATTCACCATAAAGACGAATGCGATGCTTATTGTGTTTATTCAAAAAGTCATAAACAACTTCATCAGAATAAAAATATCTTCCATTCTCTCCACCAGTTTGGCCAATACTATAACGACTAACACGACAATCGATACAAACAAGATCATAACATTGAGACATTAACAAATCTCTCTTCCCTGCTCATCTAAAACAGATTCAACCAAATCATCGGTGTCATGTTTGGATGGATTGTGTAAGAACAAAATGGCATGAGAAATACCACAAAAAATGCACTCCAAACCAGAAAGAGAGACCTTCACCCAATACTTTCCGATTTCGTTATCGCAATTTCTTAACTGGCAGAAATCTTCCATCACACTATTAAAGCGCCCTTCTCAGACATAATCTCCAAAGCTTTCTCCCGCTGCTTCTCAGACAAATGTCCCTTCCTAATCACATTTGTTCTAAAATCCAACTCCCAATCGCTCAACACATCTTCCTCAATCCCATTTAACGAAGAAAGAATAACATCATCGCCAGGCAAAATGTCATCCACAGTTTCTACCAATTGTTTGTGAACCAAAGCGCCAACCTTTCTACCCTGGCCCAACAAATAACGAATACAACGCACCTGATTCACCAAAGAAAACTCAACATATTTCTGCCCGCCAACAACAATAGTCTCCAAACCAAGACCACTCTTGCCATAGGCATCGCCATGGGCACGCAAATCACCAACCAAATTAGTAGGAGAAATGTCCAATCTTCTCAACAACTCTAACCGCAAAGCGCGGACACTTACCGCCTTACCCTCAAATTTTGGCATCAATTCCAAAAACAAAGTAGCAATATTACTTGCCCTGCGAACCAAACGGTTTTCCTTTTCGAGTTCTGGAACAAATTTAGAAACCAACATCTTGCTAGATTTGACATTTTTCATTTTGACTCCTTGTCACAGCACATGCCTGTAACCATTATTTAAATACATAATAGATCAAATTCAATAAACCTAACCGCTTTATGGGACTCCATCACCATTGTATCTAATAGATCCAACATCGATTTATTCTAAACTCGATTGAACTGTAAGGAGAAGATGCACAACTGCATCACCAACAAATGAGCGACATACACATCAGAAAACTAGAACGCCAAGCCAAACTAGGAGACCAACAAGCCAGAACAAATCTCATCAGCACAACTTCCCGCTCATGCCCAGGCCATAAAGGACATTGCTGGCACTTCGTCACAAGATTTGTCTTCTCAACAAAACCACCTGGCTTGCACAGATGTTGTCACTGCGGACTGGGAAAGAGCAAACACAAAGATTATAAACACGGGCTGCATGTAGCCTGGTATAAAGCGGACTGGTCTCACAGACTAGACAATAAAGTTATCAGCATGGGAGATACTGAAAAATATCACCCACCATACGAAGTTAGTGACCAAACCCTAGAATTAAAACAAAAGAAGTATAAAGAAAAATGGGCCCTAAAAAAACGTTAAAATCCCAAATACACTCACATTACTACAATAGTAAAGGAGAATGCGTCTATCCCCAACAATTAAAATTGAATGAAAAATTCACCTTTAAATATAAAGGCAAAACCACACATGGGCAAGTTATTTATAGAGACCAAAAAGAAACAAGACACAAAATAACCTACATAACCTACACAACCCCATCTGGATTAAAAATAACTGTTGATATTGATATTGATGATGAAACTGAAGCAAAATAACCCAAAACAAGAGCCCACTCCAATTGCTTAGAATGGGCCCTAGTGGGAGAAGAGGTATAAATTATATTTGATTGTTCAATTGGAATGCCTTCAAAAATCTATCTAAATCTCACAATCCAACAATTTATTTTCTTCTAGCTTTTTTATTCTTCCTTTTCAATCGAGACTTCCTAATGGCTCTGTGTTTCATATCAATCCAATTTCCTGGTTTTAACAAATCATCTACTACTTTGTCTAAATCTTTGATATTGTTTAATTGATCTTCAGGAAATTCAACTAAATATTTCTTCAAAATAGGAGCCTCCAAATCGGAGAACCAAAACGTTTTGTTGAACTCGAAGGCAGCGCGATATTGCTTGACCAGTTCTGGAAGCTTCTCAAAATAAGTCTTTGGGATCCTAAAACCTGAACAATATTCGCCTTCATGATATTCAACATATGCTTTATAATTATTAGATCTAGTATGAGCGCTAAAACTCTTAATCTTGCCCCAAGGATTGATGACCATCTTAGCCATTAGATTTCCTAAATATCAAAATTGGCTCATAAGTCGTTTCCCTCTCCCCTTGGAAATTTTTAGTCTTCATCTTGATATTATCAACGCATCTCCAATTGTGTTCTTTAGCGATTTGGATACATAATTCTTCGTGTCTTTTAGGAACATTCAAGGCTATTAATTTTATATCAGTTTCAAATAAATTATGATAAATCGGTTTGGTATCAATACATTGTTCTTTCAAACCATAATAGTGTTCTGTGTTGTCATAAGGCGGAGAAGTTAATAATAGATCTCCTTCAGGATATTTAAAATTAGTAGCATCTGCAACCGAAAAATGTGGTTTATAAATATGATCAGAAATATATTCTGCTAATTTTTGATTAGATTCCACAGCTAAAGGATTTAAATCATAACCATAGTATTTAATGTCGTGATCTATACAACCAAGCAATCTACCACCCCAACCCATACATGGGTCAATTACTATTCCGCCATTAGGAATCAATTTCTGGTAAATAGAAGACGCAATCCAGGGTTTGAAGATTGACACTGTATTAAAATCTTTATAAAAAGTACTTATGGTAGATAATAATCTATAAATATTTCTTTTCTTAGGGTGCCCTCTTTTTGTCCTACCAGACCACATTTTGATACAAGCTTTTTTGAGCACAGTATAATTGCCAATTTCCCAACAAACAGAAGGAGGTTGGTATTCATTGTGACTAGAATGCCAAAAATGAGGAGAAAAATGTTTCAATAAAGCAACAACCGACTGAACACAAATATTAGCATTTAACCATTTAAAACCATCGACAATGTTTATTTTAGATTCTGATTTTATTTCTCTAGAAATGGCCTTGTATCGTTTGATTCCATGTTCCAATCTCCAAGTTGGATGTTCTATGTCATAGAATCTATGGCTTTTCAACCATTCATAACATTCTGTAGCATTATTAAAGATAAGACCCCAATCCAAATAAAAGAAAATATCTCTATCAGTCAATTTTGCTGGATCAACTGGATTGTCAACACAAAGACCAGTGCAAGATATTCGTTCCCAATCAGATTTTTGGCCTTTTTTCTTCCTTTTAGGTGGATTAAACATGTCAATTGGAAATCCACGATTTTTTAAAAAATCAATCGCAAATTTCTTAGAGACACCTAATTTGTCAATAAATTTCTTCCCATCCCATGTTTTCTTTCTTCTTAACAGATTATCAACATCATTTGGCAACATCATATTATGTGGGTTAGCTAAATTATATCTTCGGCAAGCAGTAATGACTACATCAGCCCGCACATTTAATTTCCTAGCTGTGTTATATATAGAATCAATTTCCTTGACAAAATGAGGATCATTCAACAATGCGGGCCTCTGAGTATCAGATAAAGATCTTATCTTAATGCTTGGATCATGTTTTATAAGAGCACGCTTGATTGTTTCAGCATAACAATCAAACTGTTTGCCTAACCAAGTCAAAGTTTTTCGCTCTTTCACATATAAATTATGGATTTCTTCAATCGGCAAATTTGCCATTATGCTTCCCTTATTGCTTTCAGCCATAATAATATCTCTTTATCTGGCAGACTTTTACGGGCCCTGTTCATAGCTATTGTTGTTAATCTAACATTATCTTGTGTATGGTATTTGGAGTTATCGATACGATCTACAGACATAGAGAAACAAGGAAATCTCATACCAGCCATTATCAATCCAGACAAAGCACATCGCCCTTTTTGATTCTTCCACAATTCTAAAACAAAATCCAAAGTCAAATCACATTTGTCACCTTCTGATATTTTAAATTGCCTAATTTTGGAGTTGATAAAATCATAATATATACGAGAAAAACCATGTTGAGCTTCCCCACGCAATGCTCTAATAAAAAATTTTACATCTTCATCTGAGGCATTATTTCTAGCTAAATTGATGCCTGAACATGTTAATTGAATGTTATTTTTTAAATGTGGCAATTTATTATCGATACGATCTATAGACAAGTTAAACAAGCTAGACAAATTACTATCATAATCTAATTTTAGACCAGTATAAACACATCTAGGATTCTTATTATATAAGTCAATAATGTACTTTGGATGAAGATCAGGTGCAAAATCTTTGTATAATTTTCCTGGCTTTTGATCTTCATCCAGAGCAGAATAAACTTTTGCTTTGATCCAATTTTCAATGCTGGACTTGTGTCTGTTACAATTTCTTTGTTTGGATTCTATAGATTGTTTATTTTGGCGCCAATATGGCATATATCGGCGCATATATTCCTTTTTATCTCCTGTCCATTTTGGCTTTTGTAATTTCTTTGATTTCACTATCTTTAGATACGTGTTATAAATAGAAGTCTAAATCTTAGTTATGATCAGTTCCGATCGTAACATATATGTTATAAAAAAGAAATTTAAATTTCTTGTTAGAATCAATTCGCTCTATAACATCAATTGCGCGACACATGTTATAAAACGAATTAAAACGATATTATAAAAAAGAACATTATGCTGTGATAAAGAGAACTGAATACGAAAAAAGCCCGCCAAGTAGCGGGCTTTTAGTTTTCTTCGGTTTAGAGATTGCTGACGGTAACTACCCCGTAGTAAAGCCCACCATCCTCTATCAACTTCTTTCCGTAACGGGTCATGATGCCCTTGTTAGGAGTAAAGGAATTTGGATCAAGAACAGTAGGTGTTGACAGCAATGGGATGTAAGGAGCATAGAAGTACCCAGAATCTAGAACACTTCCACCTTTGAATCCCATAAGGATCTTGCAATTGGGGAACAATGGATCCTTATAAAGCTTCAGCTTCCCTTGGACAGTTCCAGCTGTCGTAATGCCAACATCGATTCCATCCATCGCAAGAGCATCGGAACCACGGAAGTCGTTCAACTGCTCGAACTTGGAAGAGATATCGGCCGATGTCACCATCCAGTTCGCAGGACCACGAAGAGTCAAACGATGGATAACGTTAGCAACTTCTAGAGTCTTATAGAGCAAAGCGATGTTGCGGTCTGTAAAGTTAACAGAAGCACCAGCTCCAGTGGCGAAGTTGTGCGTAGCACGAACAGCAGCCGCGATGATTAGGTCGTTGATGATCTCTCGGTCAATCTCAGCCACCATCTCATCAGCCATCAGGTCAGTAAGAGTGCTCTCAGCATCGATGTTATGAACGCTCTTAAGGTCTTGAGCAGCTTCTAGAGACCAGCTAGTCTTAAGCTTACGAGTAATGGCAGCAACTGAATCGCTGTCAATGCTCAGAGTTACTTCAGGCTGGAAGGGGTTGTTTTCCAGATCGAACTCATAATCTGCTCTAGCAATTGAAGTAGCGGGAAGTGCGCCAGCAGCTAGGGTGACAGTTACAGTTCCTGAAGCATGGTCGAAGACGGTAGCCCCAGTAGTTGAGTCATCAACCACAACACCAGTTGCATCACCAACTAGAATCAGGTCTGGGTTGCCGTCACTATCAAAGCCGACTTGCAGGAGCGGCTCTGGCTCTTCGCAAGAATCGTCATCGGCTGCTAGGACATTGACAACCACGGTGCCTGCTAGGATTGGACGATGTGCTAGGGTCCCAGAAACTATAGTTCCGCCGCCAGAAATGGTTAGGTCTTCACCTTTTACTTCTTGCGAGGAGTAATATGGATCAAGTGCCCAGCCATTTTGACGTGCAAATTGCTGGCCGGTGTTTTGGCGCATGATCTGGGTGCCAGCTACGGTCTGACCCTTAGAGAGGGCGTAACGATATCTGATATAGAAGATGAGGCTGGCAGGCTGACTCATGGGTTGGACGCCCACTAGGTTATCAGCAATTAGCTTAGGATAGCTTTTGCGGATTAGTGGGAGTGCAAACCGTGTGAAGTCTGCGATATCGCCTGTAGATGTGGCGTCTTCGAAGAGGACTGATTTCTTCTTTGGGTCCCAATGGTTATATTGGTTTTCAAAGATAGCCGCCATGAGAGGGAATTTTTGTGGCTTTACCTCTCGGCATTTTTGTAAGACGGGGGACCATCTTTGGATTAGTTCGTTCTTTTTTGATGCTGTAGCTAGGTAGCCACGGCGTTTTTCTTCAGTGAGGACTGGACTCATTATTTTCTCCTTTTATTATTCGTCCATGGAAGCCGCAATGCCGGCGATTTTTTTATCGGCGTTTTGCGGTTTACCGCTCTTTTTAACTTGATTTTCTACAATTGTTTCTCTTGTAGATCTGCCCTTTGCTGGCGCTCTGCGGCTTTGGTCTAGACGGCGTCGCTTTGGTTTTTTCTCTTCACTGATGGTCTTATCCTTGGGCTTTGACCCTTTCTTCTTGTTAGAAGTGGTTTTACTTTCGGATAGGGCTTGACCAGTTTTGATTTTGCTTTCTAGAAGACGATTCTTCTTGAGAGCTTTTACTGCGATTCCGTTGGCCTCGTTCGCTTTACGTACAGCGATATCACGCTCTTCTTTGAGCGTTTGGACAGCTTTTTGCAATCTCACAGTTTGCTTTTGAGCGGCTTGAAGTTCCCGACTGTGACCTTGATCGTCATATTCGATCCCCTCCATTATCGCTTTTACGCGCTTGAGGGTGGAGGTGGCCTCGGTATCCTCACTTAGCCTGTGCTTTTCAGCTGCCTTGACCATATGACCCTCTTTTGCCTCTAGATAAACTCCTACCTTTTTGGCTAAAAGGGCTTTTTCTTTGTTGATTTCTTCTAAACAGACGTTTCTTGCTTTGTGAATTTTTTCGTCATATTGCTGTTTGTATTTTTCTTTGATTGATTGTGCGTATCGATCGAACTCTTCGCAAATAGCAGTGGCAAATTCGTCACCTCCGCCTAGTTGTTTTAAGAGTGATTTTAGCTTATCCATTCTGGGATCTCCAAGAGGAAAATTTGATTTTTATTATCTTTGTCTACAATTCTCACAACAATAGATTTGCTTGAAAAAGACAAGTTTCCCGGAAATTCTCATCTATAGGGAAACTAAAAAGATAAGCAATAAAGATTTAGAAAAGCCAGAAAACCGGAAAAACGATATTATTAAATTAAGATCTCAAATATTTCTGCAATTCGGCTAAGACAGCTGCTTCTTTCTGAGATCTAGAAATCTTAATGGTTTTCAGTCGATCGTGACTTTCCATAACAGAAAGATAGGAACCATTGACAGATGGTTGGTTTACAACGTCCCATGAAACAAAACCGAATCCTTCCATGACACGGTAATATTCTTCACCCTCATAAATGGTAGTTTCCATGTCTCCGACGCCGCGCGAGGAGATGCCAATTGGAACATTGCTTTCGATTAGAGCTTTAAGCTGGGCACCATGAGGCAATTTCTCAAGAACTTCAGCTTCCCCCATCACTTTATCGCCTTCCATCCAGACCTTAGTGATAAGATGGGAAACTCGATCAAGATGAATTTTGGCG